GAACCGCTTGATTTGAAGAACCGATTTTTCGCAGCCGTAGAGCTGCCTTTTGTGGCAGAGCGGGGCGCGCTAACGGGCTGGACGGGTGTGACGGTTTTCTCTTTCTTCGCGGACACAGTTTTCTTGGCCTTGTCTTTGGCAGCTTCGGCCTGCTGCTTGGCCATGAGGGCTTGCTCGCCGTAGAGGGCGAGGCCGATCCAGTATTCATGCTGGGGGATCTTGAGGAGGTCTGGCGCCTGCTTGATCGTGGCCTTGTAGGCTTGGTTGAGCGCGCTGCCCTCCTTGAATATATCGGGGAACATGCTCTTGGCGGCTTGCACCGCCGGCTCACGCTGGGCCAACCATTCCTTACGAGCAGGAACGTGGATGGTCAGGATGTCGTCAGCTTTGACGAGATAGTCCTTAACCTCCGCTGCCTCGATGAACTTCTCGGTTCCATCGGGCTGCTTGATCGTGGTGCCATCCGTATTCTGAAGTGCCCACCGGCGAACCGCTTGGGCATTTTGGATGCGCTGTTGAAGTGCCTCGTCACTGTCCACATCGGCCAACGGGTTGTCGGCCGAGGGTGTGAGAACGGGGCGGGAGGTCTGGTTGAGCTGGGCTTCTAGGTCCGCCTTGGCGGTGCGTAGTTGCTCCAGTTCGGCGCTGGCAGCTTGGGCCTTTTCTTCAGACTCGCGCTGCTTGGCGACGAGCTTATCAATCCTGCGTTGAACCTTGTCCTTCGTAACCTCCTCGCCAGCAGGTTCTTCTGCGGCGGCGTCCTCGCTATCCTCGGGTTCTTCGGCAGAATCGGCTTCAGTCGCCGGCTCCTCCTCGGTGTCTACTTCTTCAGCGGAATCCTCAGATTTCTCCTCTGGCTCCTCTGTTGTGTCCGTGTTGTCAGAGATCGTCTTGTCAGCGGACTCGTCTTTGGCTTCCTCGGGCTGACGCTTAACGCCCAGCTCGGCTAGTGCCATAGAAACTACATCGTCCGCTCCCGCCGCTGTCGCGGCCACATTGTCTGTCGCCATAGGATAAAACCCCTAAGAGGTGCGCCAAACGTCTGGGGGGAACCGGGACGTTAGAACCGGAGTGAAGCGCGATACGCCTCTCTATCCTCACACATAGCACACAATGTGTGCGGTGTCAATACGGGAAAGTCTCGTTATTAGAATCGTCCACACTTCTGCACATAAGTTAACGGTTTGTGACACGATTTGTGGGGTCTTCTTGTGTCACGGAGGCTTTACCTTAACCCGTTTAGTGTCGCCGCATGCTTACACTGGCGGCGGGAATCCAAGGCACGCTTGGACTACTGCGGAAAAGGTATGCGCTGGGCGCCTACCGGACCTTCGCCGCTTCGGCCCTAGTCGCTTCCAAGTAATCCCACAGTTCCACCAGCGCATTGAGCTGGCCATTGGCATGGGCGAGGAGGCCGGGGTCTTTGGCGGTGGCCATGTTGCTGGCCAAGGCCACGCCGTCCGCGATGCGGTCTTGCAGGGCGACCATGACGGCCCGCCAGCAGGGCGGGGCTTGGTCGCGGGTGAAGGCGAGGGCGCCTTTGAAGTCGAACTCTTCGTCTTCAGAAACGGGGTAGCGGTCGATGGGGATGGTTTTGGTTTTGGTGAACATAGTCATATTCGGTGTTCTTGAATGGCGAATGGTTAGACCCAGAAGGGATACATGGCCCTGTTGGCTACGATGACGTGTGGGCCGCACTCGCGGCAGATGGGGCCGAGTTGTTCGTCAACTCCGTGGATGTCCTCGATACGAAGCTGCTTGGAACAGACGCCGCACTTTGGCGGCTCTTTGCTGCGGCCTCGCCATGGGCGGGCGCGCGGGGGTGGGGGAACTGTGCCGCTTGGCGCCATTAGTAACTCCCGCCTCCACGCGGGCGCAGGATGTCGCCCTCGACGTTGTTGCAGCCGGAAAGAACTAAGTATCTGACCAAATCAGGGAAGTCCTTGCTGCTGCCCTTGGTTCCGTCAGCCCCTGTCCATTCCTTCATGCACCAGATCAAGTTCTGGCAGTTCTCGCTGATGTAGAGCTTGGGCTGGTTGAGCGCGTTGACCGGCTTCTGTGTGTCGTAGTGGAGCCAGTCATTGATAAGGCCGACGCCTTCATCAATCGTGTCTCCCGGCGTGGCGGTGAAATCCATGCCGAGATCGCTCATCTCCTCGATCAGTGTGGTGGGGCGCTCCTTGGCCAACGTCTGTGCGTTGCCGTAGCGGCTGTCCATCCACCGTTCAAAAACGCGCTCGCCGTTCTCGACGATTTTGATTTCCTCGACATAGCGCTCTAGGCCAAAGCCGAAATCTTTCTGCGCGGGGCCTTGGCGTCCGTCCGCCTTCTTGCCGTCTGGCTCGGCCCACATGCCGGGGTAGCCAACGCCTTCGACATACTCGTTGGGGCAGGGCCACTCCCGATAGATAAAGCAGCGGTTGGCCTTGTCGAACAGCGCCCAGATCATCGCCCAGTTCCTGCCAGAACACGGATCGACAAAGTGGTAGCGGGTGCCCTCCTTGGGAATCCACTCATGTTTGATGACGTGAACCTTGTCGTTGAATAGCGGGAAACGGTTGTTGATGGATCGGGTCGGGACGCCATACGCACGGCAGAGAATCTTCTCGCGCGTCTCGTTGCGCAGCTCCTGCTGCATGCGCTCCCAGCCGGCCCACGGATTGTTCTTGGTCTGGAAGTAAATGATCGGCCGGCCCTTGCGCCCTGTCTGGACGATGGGCACTTTCTCGTAGCCTACGATGACCTTCTCGCCCTTGTTGTCCTCAAACTTGGGCAACAACTCCGCATCGCACTCCTCCACGTTGCGGGCGCCGGTGAGGTAGTCTTTTACCGTGGGCGAGTAGCCTTCGATGGGGGTGAACGTGACGATAAGCACGCCGTTCCTGTCGAGTAGACGGAAGCGCAATGTCTCCAAGAAATCCAGCGGCACCAACTCGTCGCACCATGCTATGTCAATCTCGCCGCCTTCGATGGTGCTGATGTCCTGTGCGTAGTTGCGGAAGATGCACTGACTGCCATTCGGTGCGACAAACTTGTTTTCGGTAAAGCCACCCTTGACCGAGTAGGTGATGTTCGTGACCGTGCCCTTGCGCGCCTGCCGCCAGTCGGCCGGCAGATATTTGAAGACGCGGGGTTGTTGCATTTCAATGCTGTTGGGGGCGGTGGTCTGGAAACACCACGCCACGGATTGTTTCTTGTGGTATAGGCGGTGGATCACCTCGCGCGCGGCCCACTCCGTTTTGCCGGATCTGTTGCCGCCCATGACAAGGATCTCGCGGTTGTCCTCCAGTAGCTGACTGGCCTTGTTCCAGATCGGTGGGCGGTAGCCGTAGCGGTAGGGATCTACCTTTTCCTTGAGGATTAGTTCTTCCCGCTTGAGCAGCAGGTCCCAGCCCTTCTCTGGCCCGATGGCCAAGAGCACGTCCTTGGGCGGGAGCTTCATCACCGGATGAGCTGTCGGCGTGAAGCGGGAGCGGGGAGTGGATTTCTTGTCGCTCATCGTAAAGAAGTGGTGGCAGCACCCCCCAGTGCCGCCACCGCGCATTGGGTTTCCGGACGATTGGCGCAACCCTGACCGGAGAACAAGTAACCCCGGCCCTTTGTTGTTGATCGTCTTTTCATCCTTTGCGCAAAGTCATTAGCGTTTCAGTAATTCGCTGACGGGCCGCAGCTTGTCGTGCGGCACGAAATAGCACGGAGGCGGTGAAGCGCATTTCCACTCGTCGCGTTTGGCGTCCTCGGCATTGATCCACCCATGGACAACGTAGTCGGGCGATTTGCCGCTGACCGAAATCACGATGCCCGAGTCATCGGGGCGAACCTTGAGGTTCGGGCGCTGCGACCAGCGCACTTCATAGTTTGTGCCTGTAATGTCGGGCGTGTGAAACGTGTTCACGCCGAAACCCCAATAAAGCCCGAGCAACTTGGCCACGGCGCATTCGGCGTGCGCGGCCTCAATGTGAAAACCCCACAATTCTCCCGGTGTCTTCTCGGGGAAGCGCGGAGCGCGCTTGCGGAAGGATGCCTCGGCATTGCGGCGAGAACCTATGTATGTCGAGACGAGGACTTCGTTTTGGTTGAGGGAGACGTTCATGTGTGCGGTTGTGTGCTGTTTAGGCGTCAGAAGCGTCCTCAATATCCAGCGTCCCATTGGGCAAAACCTGTATCTGATCCGAGCGGTAGTGCCGCACATGCCCGCCGTCTTCGGCGGCCACGCACCAGATGTCATTGGCGAATCCGCTCATAGCCTGCACATAGATCGGCCAGCCGTAGCCGTGCGGCGTCCAGACGGGGAAGGTGCGGTCAAATTCGTGGATCATACAATATGGGCAGCAGGCTTCGCTTTTGTTGCGCTTACGAAGCTGGCGGTTATGTGACTAGCGGGGCGAATGCCTCCTGCCGGCGCAATACCTTTGACTGCTGCTAAAAAGTTCATTTGCCCTTGCGCTTCCTCATCTCCTCGCACAAGGCATCGGCCTTGCGCTTGGCCGCTTTGGCGACCATGCTGGCGCGCAATGATTTGAGGCGCATGATCTCTTGGTCTATCGCCTCAATCTCCGGTGTCATAATTCGATACTTCTCCATAATGTCAGGGTTGCACGGTGACGTGCCACAAGCCGATCTGCGCTACGGCATAGCCGA